CCAAGTATTGCGAAGAACTGCCGTCGCCAATGCCCTGCACGTCCGCGTTCTGCGGGATGCCCGACCCCGTGGTGGACAGTTCCGTCCAGCCATCGCCACGGCGAAACTGGTACAAGCGATTGCGTTCCGCAGCCGTTGCCTTGGTGGTGTCAACAACCCATGCGAATACCCCAAACGCGGTATCGCGAAACACCGCATCGGTGGTGCGCGCATATTCCGTGCCGGATTGCGAAATGCGCGCATAAAGCTGATTTCCCGCCATCCAACGCAGCAACAGCTTGCCGCCGTTCACCGCCGACAAAATGGTCTTTTCAACGCCGAACTGCGTTCGTGCAGCGGTGAAAAAAAACGTGAACTTCTTGGGGTTGTCCGCCGTTCCGGCAGTCCGCGACAAATACCCCGTCGAGCCGTCGAACAACGCGGCGTTGGCGATGCCGTAGGCTTTCATCCGTGCCGAAATCAGGGATTGAACGAGAAGAACACCCATTAGACCAGCACCCCCGCGACCGTGAAGCGAATCCCGGAACCCGCAACCGTCGAGCCGATCTGCGTCACCTTGAAGGTGATGCGGTCGCCGGAAACAAAGTCCTCGGTGCCGTCCGTTTTCAACGTGCCCGCCGTCAGCGCGTTGGAACTGGCCGGGAACTGGGGCGCGGTCGTGTAGATCGACGTCCCGTTCTTTTCAATATCGACAATCACCGCCGCGCCGGTCCCCGCCGTGTCGATGTAACCCACCTCGCCCGTGAAAGAACCTGACCGCACCATGACCGTTTCACCATACGTCTGCACGGCGACGTCCTCGGCGACCATGGTGCCGTCAAAGCCCGCAATGAAAGCAATGTCATAGGGTTTGGCATTGTCGTGAAGATCCCCAACGCCGACCGGGGAAACCAAACCGACACCGGCGGCAAACCACGTATCCGGGGCCGGTGTGGTGTCGAGCGTCACCACCGACTGACCGTAAGGCACGGAGAACTGCCAAGATGTGGCGCCGTTTATGGTGTCCGTGCCGAACCGGTTGACAACGACAGGGTTGTTGTCCGCCGTAACCTTGGCAAACGCCACGCGGAAGCCATCCGAAGCCGTTGACCCTTCCGGCAAAGTTACGGTCACGGTGCCGCCGGACGTGTCGATCAAGAATTGTTTGCCGTCGTCGGCCGTCGTTACGGTAAAATCAATCGCCTTACTTTCGTTCAAGGCATACATATTCGACGCTGCCGCCGTCTGCGCCACAACGGCGGAATTTGCTGCCGCGGACGCACTGGTGGCGGCATAGCTTCGCGATGTCGACGCGGCATCGGCACTGGAAGCCGCATTCAGCGCATAGCTCTGGGCATTGGACACTTCATCGACCGTAGGGCCGTTGGCAAATCCATCCCCAGTGGGGTTCCACACGATGGTCGTATCCGCTTGCGGACTGGGCAATGTCATATCCATCACCGCCGTTTCGGTCAATGCCATCTGGCAGGCGCGCGATTGATCATCCGCGACTTGCTGTAGGGCCGCCGTCAGATAGTCCAACTCGTCATTGAGGACCTTCGATCGAAATTCACCGGATTCCTGAAAGTCACTGGAGCGTTGAATATCGAGGCGACGAACCAAAGTCACGACGACACCCACCGCAGGCTCCGACCCCGGAACCGGCATGACGGTTCCGCCCGTGCTGCAGCCCGCACCTGACACGGTGTAATGGGTCGTCAGATTTTTCTTAACGCCGTCGAAATACACCGCCATATCCGTGTCTTTGAAGATTGGGAATGGATAGGTCCAAGGCCCAACCGCATCCTCGGTGTTCGTGATGACAATTTGGTCGCGCGGGGAAACATCCCCGATTTGAATATGTGTGGCCATGTCGATTTCCTGTCTCCTTATCGGCGCGCGCTCTAGCCCCAGTTTTTCAATTGACGGATGGCACTGTCATCTCGAACCAGAAGGTCCATCGGCGTCTGTTTTTTGGTGAGGTTTTTGTCTTGCACATCGGCAAACGATTGCTGCGCGCTCGAACGCCGTTGGTTGTACTCCTCGGCTTGTTTTTGAAGCTCCTGATCCGTTTTGTTTTGGAGCCCCGCCAAAACAGCAGCCGAAGAACCATCATTGGGATTGATGCCCTGCGCAGCGACGCGCGCACGGTGTGTTGCCGTGACTTCGGCAAGTTGGGACAACCGCTTATCCGCATCGGCCTTTTGCTTGCGGGAAATATCCTGCATTTGCTTTTGGTAGGTTTCGGATTGGGCCGCATCGCCCGCGGTTGTTTTTCCGATCGGCATCGACATCAGGCCTGCACCTGTGAGTGCAAGCGCCGCAGTTCCGCCCATGGCAGATCTCCTCGTTCCAATGTATTTATCTTTGGGGTTAACCGTTGACGCTGATTTCGCTGGCGACGGACAACAGCGTGAAGGGCAACGGGGTGTCTTGTTCGATGCGCCACAGCGGCGCGATCCCACCTTGACGCCATCCGTATGAGCGCACCGTCTTATCCCCGGTAAAGGGGGCTGTCGGCTGGTCGAGAACCCCCTGGCCGAAGCGTTTGAATGAAACGTTGTGCAGACCACCACCGACGTCGAGCTGCATGACGCTCGTATCGCGCACCCGAAAGGTAAATTGGATCGGCCGAACGTGACCGCCCTGGGTTCCCGCCTTACTAGACGATACGGTCGGGGGTAGGGGCTCGATAATGTGCGTGTACGCCAAACCGATTTCAACATGGCTGACGCTTTCACTCAGCGTCAGGGCACCGCCGCTCACGACATACGCGCCCATGGGGGAGCCGTCACCGACCACCATCACCGTCTTGCCTTCCAAGTGATCCAGACCACTCCACGTATTTTTAGGCGTGGAGTCTGTGCCCTTGAGACCGGCATCGACGTTATAGGCATCATCCAGAACTTCAATGAAATAGCTTCCGGCCCGTTCCACCACCACGTAGGCATTGGTATCGGCCAAGGCGACGGACTTGAAACTTCCAGCCGTGACTTGGCGCGACCAGGCTGTAACCTTTTCCCGACGGAACAGGGTCAGTGTCGCCATCGCGCCATCGCCCATCACGACGTGGAGGTGACGGCGGTTTTTATCATAGTCCTGGTCGATGGGCGTGTTCACCATGTGGCGCGCCAACATCGCCAAGTCACCGGCACGATAGGCTTGCTCCAGATCGGTAAAGACGAATTCACGCAATTCATCGTTGGCACGCGAGACGAACAGCGTCGCACCATCGACGTCGCGGGGCTGCACCTTGCGGTCAACACATGATCCGACGCGCGTTTGGCGCTTCAACTGAATGTAGGCCGGCGTCAACGGATCGCCCGTGACCATCCATTCCGCACCGGAGGTAAAGACCTGGAGGTGTCGGCCGGAGAACACCGCACGGATGGCGTTGACTTGATCCGAGAGAATCTCGAACTCGATCGCCTCATCATCCAGGCCGGTTCCCAGATCGAAGTTGAACAGATCGGACGACTTCGACAACCACAATCGGTTCGGCAAATCACGCGTGCCGCCCATGACCATGCGATCTTGGTGGAAGCACACCGACACCGGATAGCCCCGCACGTCGGAAACGACCTGCTCCTCCCATTCATTGGTTGCGGACGTTGTCGTAAGATTTTCCTTGGTCGTTGCCTGGGCATGGGTGGCATCGGTGTAGGCGGTGATTTCGATTTCCTTGCCTTCGATGCGAAACCGTTTGCCGACATGCTCAGCGACGAAGACATCCGCCGAAGCCGTCAACGCGATGGTGCCCGACGTCGAATTCGCCTGAAGCGTCACCTCGTCATCGGCGAACTTGTGATAGGGCTGGTGAATGACACCGTCTTTTTCGTAAAACCGCCAATCTGAAATGGAGAAGGTTTCCGAACTGTCGCGGGTCAATTTTTTCGGCGGCACGTCGGGGTGCGTGACCAGCAATGTGTCCGCGCTTTGCACCCAGCTTAACTGCTTGGTCTGTTCTAGCGTCCATGGTGCCGGGTCGATGGTGGTGAGCTTCACGTCATCCTTGTAAACATCCACTTGAGCCTCGCCAAACACCAGTAAATAGACCTGCTCCGTGTTGAACTCGAACGCCACCAGACGCCCCTCACCCGCCAGTGTATCGACATACCGCAATCCCGCGCGGCGATAGACGCCGCCTGTCGGCATAACGAATATATTGGTGAGGTTTCCCGCCCCATTGTCATAAGCCGTCAGATCGCTGCGACCGGCCAATTCCATGGACACCTCACCCGCTGTGAAGCTGGTCTTGAAGGTTCGTATCCGCGCCATCAGCCGCGCACTCCGATCAAGGTGTAGTCTTCGATCGCCATGGGGGTATCTTGCATGGCATCGATGGTCTTGGCTTTGACGAATTCCTTATCCGCCAGTTTGTGCAAGGCTTCGGACCGCGATGTGCTGTCGGTCAGCGGAATACAAAACTCCGCCGACAGGCGTGCAATCAAGGCCTGGTCGAAGAACGGAGGGAACTCGGTTTCATCGGGGCGGAAGATGTAGGTCAGCACCACCTCGGATGCGTTGGTGTGCAGGCGACGCTCATGGATGCGGTAATCCAGACCGCGCCCCCGCCCCGCACCGGCGGACAGCGCACGCAGAAAATCGGCGGGTAGCTGATAGGCATAATCGTAATCCGCCACCGGCACTGTTTCCAAACGCGACAACGGCACTTGACCGGTTGCAAAGTTCCATGGATGCGCCGACAACATGGCGTCGCGGATCGGATCGTACAGATTGCCCGCGATCTCCGCTTCCGCCGTGCCTTCGTCAAACGACGTGACCGAGCGGCACCCGGTCTTCAATAGCGCACGCGCGCACAAGGCTATGGAACTCAACGCCATAACGCTCTCCTTCAATTATCGAATGAACAGACTGAAGAAAAAGAAGGGGGCGGTTTTCGCCCCCTTCCCGTCACCTGAACACCGTTTAGTCGATGTCCGTACCGCCTACCGCGGTCATGTCCGCGACGTCGACCACGCCGGTAACATTACTGCTCACCAGATAAAACCCCGACGACGGCGTGCCGTCGGTGTCGGTGTTGGCGACGACGATATCGCCGACGCGCAGCATGTCGGATGCGTTGTTGAAGTAGCCGGACGTGTCCACGTCGGCGGCCGCATCGACGGTTGTGTAGTGCCACAGCGTGAAGCCGTTGGCGTAAGCGAGAACGCTCAGGTCTTTGGTTGCATATGCCATCAGTTCACCTTCCTTAAGCTTCCAGGCAGCGCATGGAGACGACGCCGGAGGCATCGATCAGGCCCGCGCCCTGGCTCATGGAGTTGTTGACGAAGTGCGCGGCCCGGTCGCCGTGCCAGGTGATGTCGGTCTTCACGTCCGAACCGACGCCATGGCCGATGGCGGATTTGTGATACCAGTAACAATACCGAATGGAAGAGCCGTCCTTGGTCAAACCCGAGTGCGGCATCCACAGCGCGCCCAGCCACCGCTTGGCCTGGGTGCCTTTCCACGGCAGATCATCGTCGCCGATGTATTGGCTGTCGGCAAACTCCTGAATGTTCAGAAGTTCCGACCACTGCTTCCATCCGACCACGGCGAAACGTTCACCGTCATCGGGCACGTCCGCCTCGCCGAGCATTTCAAATGCTTCGAGAACCTTGGTCTTGGTCAGGCCGTCGGCGCCGGTGCCGGCATAGTTGGTGGACTTGTCCATTTCCGAAAGGATCAGCTCGTCGGTTTTACGGCCCAGCGCATAGGCTCCGGCGCGCGCGACGACTTGCTGCTCGTTGATGTTGGTCTTCAGTTCGTCCAATTGATCGACCCAATCACCGGCATAGTAGTCGTAGAGGCTCACTTCAACCGGTGTGTGATCGACGTTCATCACCGGCACCTTACCGTGACGTGCCTTGGTGGACGCGGTGCCCTTGCCGACTTTTTGGAAAGTGGTGGAAGAGCCGATGATGTTGTCTTTGGTGCGCACGGTGTTGCGCAATTTCGAGCCCATCTGCTGATACTGCAGGTGGACCTCCGCCTGGAAATGGCGGACGAAGGACTGTTCGACGCTTGTCGACATGTCTGTCTCCTCATTTTTATGAACACGATTGAACGCAACCTTAAGAGGGTTGTGGCAGGCCACCCGGTCAACAGGCCCGCCGCCCACAAAAGCTGCGTAAATCTTCGCCGGGCCGCGCATCAAAAAACCGAGCCCTCAATCGAGGGCCCGGTTTACGTGCGGTTGTCCGGAAAAGGAAACCGGATTTAAAATCAAATACTGCTTAAAGGTAAAAATACAAATTGATCAGATAATGACTGATGATACCGGGCACCAAAGACCCCGTTCGCAGATATGTCACCATCAGCAAAACACCGGCAACGAGCGCCGTGGACATCTCGATCACCCCTTGCCCCCAATGCATCACGGTGAACAGAACTGCCGACACCAAGATCAAACCGACACGGCCTGAGAAATATTGCTCATAGATTTGGCGTGCAAATCCTCGGTTGAGGATTTCCTCCCCCACACCGACCAGCACAAGTCCCAATGATAAATCAAGCACCCGAATGGCCGTACTGTCATACCCCGGAAATGCACCGATGCTCCAAGTTAACTGTG